CTTGCCCACTCTCAGTGCCAGCCTGTGTGCCTGTCTCATCATATAATAATGAAGAGGCCACTATTGAAGGTCGCATTGACCGAGTACGCAACACAAAAACACCACCCACCAAGTATACCAAATTTGCCCAAGAATTTGTGAAGCTTGTGATCTCCTGCCAGCTTGGCCCAGCTGGACATGTTGGACGTCCTCTTGATATAGAAGAGGTGTACAACGAACAGAAACTTGCTGCCCAGCGCAATAGAGCCGACATTGACCGTTGGAATCTCTTTTGTGAAGAGCATGGTTTCGATCCCACCATCCAAGACTTTTATAAACAACCCCTAGTTGTGAAGTCTTTTCAAAAACGCGAGGCTTATGCCAAGGTGACTCACCCCCGCAACATTTCTACAGTACCCACGGATCACACGTTACGTCTTTCGGGGTTTTCTTATTCGTTTAAGAAGGGTGTACTGCAGTATGTGCCTTGGTATATGCCCTGTAAGACCCCCGCTCAGATCAGTTATGACCTGCTCAAGTTCACAGCCGTACAACAAGCTGTGTTGGAGACTGATTTTAGTAGGTTTGATGGGTCTATCAGTGAATGGCTCCGTGTGAATGTAGAGTTCGCCTGTTATTTGGCTTGGGTTGCTCCCGAGCATAAGGCTGAGCTGTATGATTTGCTGCATTCAGAGTTGTATCCCTTTGCGCGAACGCGTCACGGCATCATTTATGATGCTGGTGGCTCTCGCTTGTCGGGGGGTCCAACCACTACTGACGGCAACTGTATCATAAATGCATTCACGGTTTACTGTGCCAATCGCCTTGCTGGAGATGCTCCCAAGGTAGCTTTTGATAAAATTGGTGTGATATATGGAGATGATGGTGTAATTGTAGCTCCCGAAGTTCTTACCAGACAGGCCATACAAGACTTGGGATTTCAAGTTCCCAAGGTTATGGTTAGGCAACGTCACGATAATGTGACATTTTTAGGCCGCGTCTACCTTGACCCATGGGTCTCTGATGAATCAATCCAGGACCCAAAACGTACATTGAGTAAGATCCATTTAACGTTAACCAATGCTAAGCAGTGCCCATTAGGACTAGCAGCATTGAATAGAACAGGCAGTTACTTAGTAACTGACTCAACAACACCTATCCTAGCGGAGTGGTGCCGTGTAATCCAACGCATTTATGCAGGATCTCCGAGCACCAGCACTCAGGCTGAGATGATCCGACACCTCACTAATGACCGCCCATATATGTCAGCCGTCACAACTGAGAATAGTTGGCCTCAGCTATGCCCAGGTCATCCTCTAGCCGTTAAAGCTGTTGCTGAAGCCTTAGGAGTGAGTGAAGCAGAGGTGCTTGAGTATGATGACAAGCTTAAGAGCATTCGAACTATGGAAGCTCTTGAGGCCTTGGGAACTATTGATGCAGACCATCAGGTTGTCAAGGTTGAAGTCACCGCTGTGGTAAACGGCGAATTGCTCATCCCTCCCTCCGCCGACGTAAGTCCGCCTTCCCCTGTTATGCCCGTTATAAATGACGACAACACCAAACCAATGTGCAGTGCTGTTAGCCCAGATAACAAAGATCCAAGCCCAATTAGTGCTCCTCAAAACCCACCACAAGTTGTCTCTAGTCCGACACCGCCTGCAAGCTTCGTTGCTCAAGGCCCTGCAGGATTTGAATACACAGGAGATGGAGTCTATGAGGTGTACTTCCGAGATGGACGTGTCTGTGGACGACGTATCTCTGATGTCCGAAATGGTGCCCAACGACAGCCCCTCCGGGCTAGCACCATTAAACAGCACCCAAAAGTCAAGCAATCTACACGTCCCGCGCCCAAACAAGCAGTGAAAACTGCTGTTGAGGTCGTTGTAGATAAACCGACCCAGCCTGAAGCCCCCAAGTTGTCTCGACGACAACGTCTGCGCGAGAAGAGCTCCAAAAGCAAGCCCCCC